CTCCTCCTACGGGCATCCCTGCCCAACTCCCCGACTTACACCGGGGAGTGCCACCCAAGATTGATGCGGACGGTCTTGGGGCGTCCATAACGCTCCAAATGACTCACGCCAACAGTAGGGCTAATGTCCAAAGTAGCAGGTCGACCAGGGTTGATACCCGAAAGATCGGTTTGCTTACGACGGGCACTTCGCCTTTCCATCAGCAGGAGACATTTGGTCAGGGCTGCCGGTCCATCGAGTGGATCACTCGGTGGCCGTGCGGATACCTTCCATCCCTTGACTAGAGGGCTGTGTAGGTGTTTGTCACTCCGATGGGTTTCGAATCCCAAAAAGGAATGGCGCCCTAGAACCGGTGACGATGGCAAAACCGTCGGAAATTGCTTTAATATTCCCGACAGTTGTTCGTCAAGCCACCTAACCGTTTGCCAATAGCCAGCCATGTAAAGCTGGTTTCTCAGCGAAACTGTTGAGATGACTTCGGCTGCGTTACTCGGTCGTGTGGGGAGCATCTCGCGGACTCGGACTATACTGACGTCCTCACCCGCGTAATACTCCTTACCACAAGACTCTCTGAACTTACCAGTCCAGAAAGACTTGTTCGCATTCACTCGAGCTCCGAAAGACTCGAGCGTGTGAACGACCGATGACACAAAATCCACGGGGACAAGGATATCGTCCCCGTAGATGCGCACCTGGTCGCGCAACCTGTACAAGGTTTTGCGATCAAGCGATGTGCTGAGCTCCCGCTCAATTCCGAGGAATACCAATGTCGTAAAGACCATTGCCTCGAAAGGAAAGCAAAGAGCTGAACCCATCGACGCGAACTTGGCTAGGCGAATCACGCCATGGCCAGGAACACGAGCCTTCCTACTCCTACACGCTTGGACCGCCCCAGACAGATGGGGGTGGTCCTTGCAAAGGAGTAGTACATGCTCGTTCGAGACACGATCGGAAGCCTCACTTAAGTCAAGTGTGGCGAGATCCCCGTGAAGAGACCCCTGACGAGCCAAACGCTGGTTAGGCGTCTGATCATCAAAACCGATGACACGGGAGAGGAAGTCATCCCTCTCCAACGCATCGAGAACCACGGTTAGGACCCCTTGCTGTGCGTACTGCATAGCGGTGGGTTCAACCCCGATGATCCTCGGTGTCTTGAGCGTTTTAGGTACCGTGATAACCTTGACGGGTATCTCGGCGCCGGGTTCGAGGTCGTGCACCGGATCCAACTCATCGACGAATCGGTGATTTGGCAGGATATAGTCCCCTGCTGGGAACCATTGATCCAACCGGGCGGGCCAGGTGTTATGGCGATACTTAGCATTTCCATGCTTCGCATCGGCAGTCGCACCCGGACCGTGCTTCGGAAGAATCTCACCGTAGTAGACCTTGCGGTCCATTTCGGTAAAGACCTTCTGAAACAAGAGACGTGATACTCTATGGAAATCCGCCTTATCATGGGCGGACAACCGAGCGTCACTCTCACGCACGTCCTTCTCACATTGCACATACCCTCGAATGGCTGCACTGGTTCGCTCCGAAGAGCATTCCAGATGCATCTTGCCGAACATCAGCGTTAGCTGACGAACGACACGAATCGCCTCCACCGAGGGAGTGTGCAACAGCACACCACTACCAGGGTCGAACACCAGACCGGTAAAACCCGAGAGCAATCTCGGGAGACACCCCTTCCTCTGGAAACCTAGGAAGAGATTGCGGTCGACAAAACCTTGGTCAAGACTTTTTTCGAAGTCTTTTCCAAAGTTCGTCAGGGTAATCGTTAGAAACGACAACCCCTCATGTTCAACCCGCCTCGTGACTGTTTGTATGTCACGAGTGGTGCTAGTGCCACAGACCCTCGCCGCTTCCATGGCGAGGGACTTCCAGAGAGTCATCAGGCTTTTCATGGCCCCTCCTCAGCTTGGAGGTGGTCAGTCCATAGCCTGTGCTGGGCTCTACTGTCTGAAGTAGGTTCTTGATTCCCGTCAACGCCGGTTCTTTAGGCCGACTCGGGGTCACCTACTGTCGCAGATGTACAAAGCGACTACTCCACAACCGTACACAACGATTAGGAGTATACAGACAATCAGTCGAAAAAGCTCGCGGTCGCTTACGACTCACCGCCAATAGTCTTGGCGATGAGCGCGTCAGTGGAAGCCGTAAACAGGCCCTTAAAGCCGTTGTACACGGCAAGGACGTCGGCATTGGTATAGCCGACGCCCAGGGCGGGAACGTCGAACACGATGTAGTTACTCATCGAGTACAACGCGTTCTGGCTCGGGTCGTACAGACCCGCCGCGATCTTCGAGTGATCGAATCGCAGAACCCTCCGCGTCCGCCGCCCGTAGGCGTGCGAAGCGGAGAGCTTCAGCAGTCCGTCAGCGCTGCGGTACTCAGCCTGGTTGTTGCCCACGCTAGTGCGTGGCATCGAGTAGGTGGTACCGCTGATGGTGATAGACTGTGGATCGGCGAACGACACAGGCAACTCTCCTTGTTGATGGTTAGTGCAGCGACACAGTAACTAGTGTCACCTGCCGCGCTTGGTTATACCAAGCGCAGCCAGAATCGAGGACTGGAACGGTGACAAGCCGCTCCAGGTAATCCCGAAACCAAAGGGGTTAGCTTGCCTCCTCTGCTTGGTCTCAGTGACCAGGGTAAGAGGGCTAGCAACATCCCGGTATGTACCTTGATTAAGGGTACTCCCGGAAAGGGTATAGGTGTCTTTAACGATGGTATGTTCCATCAAGTACCCATACCGCATCACCAGTCCGCCGACTGCGAAGTCGGAAACGTTAGACAACACGTCTCCGGCATTCGTGAACCAATCGACAGCCCAGCTCCAGGGCGCGACCTCCCAGAGTGTCTCTAGGGAGGGCGTGGCGCCGAGTCTATCGGCCAGGAGCGCGTACCGTTCCAATGCTTTGCGGGAGTCGTATCCGCTAGGCAGGTGGTAGGTAAACGCCCCTGAAAACCACGTCCTCCGGACCGTCTCACGGGTCCGAGTAACGCGCCCTGCAGTACCGCCGGTGTATATCCCCGAATTCGCCCCCATAAACTCTGGGTACGCATTCGTTGATAGTATTACCTGTTCGGTACTGCGTTCGATTGGGAAGTTGTAACGTCTCCTGACAACCCGTCCCGCGTCACGCTCATACTGTTCGAGAACAGCATTTGCGTGCGTGACACCACGCGTAAATTTCGTGATGTCATTAAGGATTGGTTTCAGTCCGAACTGGAGGTTCAGATACTCGCCGGCTGCGTTCCTACGCAGTTCGGCTTGCGTCTTACTTTTCCAGACCTGGGATCCGACCATTGACGGCAAGCCGTCTTTGATCAGTTCTCCCAGGAAGGTCGAGACGTCAGCAACTGAGTTAGTTGGCGCACATCTAGCAATCGCCTCAGCCCCCTTCCTGTCCAGTGTACTATTACTGGACGCTGCGGAAGGTGGCCAATTCGGTGCTAGCCCTGTGCGCCACTGGGTACCTGGTAAAACGGGACCTCTAAACTCGTGCGTTGTATAGGGGGCTTTGTTGTCCCCAAACGTCGAGTATCGAACACGTACAAATCGCTTGTTAGCCTTGTAAGGCTTACCCGCGAAGTATGACTTGTTCGTATAGAAGTCACCGCCCAGGTCCGCACCACTCCTCAACTGGGAGTGGAACGGATGCCCTTCGGACACAGTGATCTGTGTCCCTGGTGAGAAGGACCACAGTTGGGAAGTATCTGTCCACGCATTTAAATCGTGGCTTTTGTTACGGGCCAGCGGACGAAACGCAAGCGTTCCGCCCGGTGCTGCCCTCTTCCTTAATGTGGTCACTCCGCCAGCCAATCGAGCTCCTCTGGTTGGATCTCATTCCGATTAGGAATGGGTGATTGTGTGCACTGCACGTGCCCCCCATCTCTGGG